TTGACAGAAGAGACTCGAACTCTCAACTTCCAGAACCACAATCTGGTGCTCTACCATTGAGCTACTGTCAACATAATTTTGGAGCGAGTAGTAGGAATCGAACCAACATCTTGAGATTGGAAATCTCAGGTATTACCATTATACGATACTCGCAAGGTATAGTACACCATGTAGGTAGCATCTAAGGCTTGCAATCACCTCTAAGCATACTCCTACACATAATCAACCTACCTGCTGAATAGGTAGCCAACCCTCTGTCGGGTGAGATAGCGAACTCACTCTAAACATCAGCATCCGATATACCTCCGATACTGCCTCAGTCGAGTTAGGTGTACTATATTCTCAAGTGGTGTAGGGTCACGCATAGTTCCCTCAAGCCGTACATTGTCTTACCAATGCTGTCCCTAATTAGGCTATGGAAGCGTTAATTCGGACACCACCATCCATATTGGAGTGCAAGACAGGAATCGAACCTGTTTAAACTGGTTTGCAATCAGTTACCTATCCAATCGGTCACTTGCACATATTCTGGTGGGTGAGGTAGGATTTTAACCTACATGTGTGTGCACACGCCTGATTTACAGTCAGGTTCCTTTTACATTTGGATACTCACCCATGTTCTTAGTTATAACATCCTTTACTGCTCCTTCCAGCAGTTTACGATTGTAGTGGACAGACACCATATCTACTGAATGGTCTACCTCTAGTCGTAGACTCACACCTAATAGGTAGCTATAGTGTGGTAGAAATCTATAGTTCTGCCTGTACTCATCAGTTAATTCGTTATTGCTACTGGGTCTGTGGTATTTGGTTCTGTCTCGGTGTACTTGTGACCCTCTGTTTAGAATACCCATCGTTCTCCAGTAGAATAATTTCATTCATCATACGTATAGTATCTATCTTACTGTGGATAACTCTAGTCTTCCACATTATATCCCTTAGTTTTAAAACCATTATACTTGTAGATATTAGTATTGTCAAGACAACTAATCCAAAGTATAGATGGTATATTGGTTTCATCATAGTCAGTTCACCATCTTTCCAGTGGCCTTGATCTCCAGATCGTTAGCGATCATAGTCATGGCTACACCTATTGATTCATGGATGTTACATACTATCGTGTACTTATCCGAGTCTGACAAATCAGGGTTGTCATCCTGTATTACTTCATGTATGACACCGAAGAACTTTAACAGTAGATCGTGAGTCTTTTGCTCTGCATCTTCGATGTCCTCATCACTTAGTTTCCCACGATCTATCTTCAAGTCATCCACAAGTCTAGCCTACCAGCCGTAGGTTCAGTTGTTCTGTGGCTACATCAGGTTGTAATACAAACTCGACACTATTTACCTGTCGAAATCGGGCAACCTTCTGTTCTCTCAAGGACTTCTTGATCACATTAACAAGGTGTTCCTGTGCCATGTCCTCGATATTAATCCAACCTTTACTGGCTGACTTGTACTCAACTATTGTTTTGTGTTCGTTCATATTTTGTTTGCGTAGTTAGTGATTTCTTTTACGTATACATCTCCCAGATCATACGATCCGTAGGTATACGGACTCGACACTGCACAAAACCATCGGGCATAAGGATTTTCCTTTTCCTTTGATGGTTTCTGGTACTTCTTTAGTACCTTCCATGTCCAGCTACCACAACGTGATTGCCAGATCTCATACGGATTCTCTATTGGTCTAGTCTTTCCGCACTGGTTCTTTTCCATTATCTACCTTTACGATAGGCCAGTACAAGCAGTCAACGTGTAACTTACTGACTACCTCTGGCGATTCAAAATGTTTGGGATACTTGTTGGCTACAAACGTACACCATACGTCCCAAAGTTTCCTAGCACCACCTAAATTGTTACAGACTATAACGTAATTGTCAATACGTTTAGCCTTGAGTTGTGGACTAACCTTGTTCACATCAAAGTTGTCCGTTATCCCATACATCTTTTTGTTGTGGACATCTAGGCATCCACAACTACCATGTATGAGTTGACTAGCGAATCCAGCTTTCGGTACACCGAAGCCTGGAATATCCGTCACGATGTCAATGATCTTATGCGTCACATGTTTTCGTGAACGGATAGCCTTCATAATGTCCTTGTAGATTTCATTGCGATGACTATCAATGTGCTTCATGGCATCACCCTTGTTGCCCCATGTCAGTCGATCATAACTCAATCCCAGTTGTCTCCACAATGCCATCATTTCATACAGTTTGTACGTACCCTCACGGATACTGGCCTGAATGAAAGCAAAGACTTGCTCCATATTTTCAGGACTAAACTGTGCAAACTGACGAACTTGTGGATTATGCGTTTTGAACATATCCAACTCCGTCATATTAGGTTGTCAAAGAACAGACCTAGTAGACCAACTCTGGTCTACTGTGATAGTATCTCATAACATGGGCTGACCTGCAAGGTATCTGTCATGTTAGTGTTGATACTCATGGTAGACCATGTTGCCATAGTCTACCTAAAGTGTCAACTCATATCGTATTGAGGTATCGTTACGTTATGCAACGTAATATCACCTCTAAGTTTTACTTTCGTGTTGGCTATTGTAGCCTCACACTTATCGATCTTATCCTTTACTACTGGAATTAATCGACTGTCTAATCTTTCAAAGTCTACTGCCTTGTAAATTGCAAGTTGTTGCATGTTACGGACAGTAGCTCGTAATCGACGTTCGGTAGCCTTTACATTCATGCGGCTACTCGGTGACTTTCTGTGATGGACATCAAGTGATCCAAAAGATTAGGCATCTTCTGGCCTGGACCATTCATTTCTTTAAGATACTCATAGAAAACTTTGAGTTTCTTGCCGAACTGTACTGGTCTTTCACCTTCATGTTCACAGAAGACATGTTCACCACTACGATTTACCTTTCCAATGTAGACTGCTTTATACTTAGCAGTACCATCGTTTCCAAGGAAGACCCATTGACCAGCCTTTAATTCCTCAAAGGCTGACATTGGAATGTTTTGACCTCGTAACGCCTTCAGTGTTTGAATATACATATTCAATCTCCAGATTAGATTATCAAAGAACTAAAATGATACTAGCATTATTGCATAGTATCCACAAGTGCATCTTGACTTGTCATAGGCTAGAGATGCACTTATAGGACTATACAATTAATAGGTTGCCATATTCGGATCTAATCCGCAAGACGCTTCTATCACTTGTCCTGTCTTGGCACTAATACGTCTAGGTTCAGACGATTCTCTACCAATGACAAGATTTTTGTGTTGTCTTGCCCTAGAAGCTGAACTATAAAGCCTAGCATTACGAATCTCGGACCCTCTACGTCCCATATTGTAGACACCTGAAATCTTAATGCCTAGTTCTCTAGGTAGATCCAAAGGCTTTTCTTTTTTCATAGAATTCCTTTAGTATCCTAGTTTACTATATAGTATACTTTAGTATAACTAAAGTTATACTAAAGTTATATACTATATAGTATAACTAATTAGTTTATCAAAGAGCAAACCAAAAGTTAAACTTAAGATCAATTCAAGATACTTTATGTTTAACTAAGTATATTTTAACATGAAATAAAATTTATTGTCAAGATATATTTTAATTGATCTCTGATCTTTCCGATGGCTGAATCAATTAATATCTTAAAGAATAAATTAAATCGTTTAAAATATAATGTCAAACTTAAAGTTAAGAGTGAATAAATCATTTGTTTAATGTCTTGGATATCATTATTTCATGGATGAAAGACCCAATCAAATAAAAGATCATCAATAAAATCAGATACTTAGAGCTAAACTACTGATATTATTAACGAAAATAGTTTGGGAAGCTTTGAGTTTGATTATGTATATAGGGTATCAAAGAAAAAAAACAGATATATTATATATGAATAAAAGACATTCTTTTATCGTATGTCTTATGTCTTATATAAGACTAACTTTTGGTTATACACGGCCCTCTTATATGTTAGATTTAAGGAACCACAGGTTGACGGCATGGGGTAAACTTTAGTTTGTGGTTATCGCTTAGGGTTTCATATTTTTTTTCTAAACATTTAACCAGTTATTACTAGAAACTTGGAATCTCTCTTTACCCACCACGTAGTTAGCCATGTGGTCTAACTCTTTAAACAAAAGGTCATCTTTTCGTTCTACTATCTTCTTATCAGCATCTACTGCCATTTGATCAGTCCAATACTGGACAGCCATAGAAAGAGCGTCTAATCTATCATCATGAGCTAACGCACCACGTTCCTGTGTTAGTCTTGACATCTGATAGAACAACATATACCGAGTAGCTTTATCTGCTGGGTACTTTTGTGTTGACTTATAGTCTGTAGATATGATACTCTTGTTTACTATAAGTCTATGTTGATTCATTACTGGTTCTAAGTAACTAACTATTCTTTTCTCTTTCTGTGTAGTAGATCTTACTTCTTCTATAGTAACAGGATATATCTTAGTAAGGTATGGTTTAAATAGTTCACTGAACATACCATCACCAAAGTTACTTTCTACTCTGATCTCATTAACTTTATATTTCTTAGCAAGAACTGCTAATGACATAAGTACATCCTTATTATAGCCTCCTTGGAGTCCACCACAGTCTATAACATAAAGATTACCATTAAGCATCTTTACTACAGCAAAAGCTGTTTCATCTTGTCCTCTACCAGCAGGGTCTATGGTCATGATACTGCCAGTATAGTTTATCCAATCTCCAACAACCTCTAAAGGTTCATGATAGTGATCTCCAGGTAGACCAACATTAGGAAGGTCTGTAATACGTTTCTCAGTACTCTTAGTCCATATAAGTTTTTCTGGTGCTTTGTCGTTATCAACATCCATTATAATAAGATCTGATAACTTTAGCGGATACCTATCTGCATCACTGAGAGAGGTGTCGAGCATGAACTGTAGGCTGAATCCTGAACGACCATAAGATAGTTCTCTCTCTAAGAGATCCTCGTCGTTAAAGCGTTTTGGGTCTATAGGTTCATTGACACACTCAGGATTGCGATCAAGAGTATCCGCTACAATACCAGCTAATCGGTTGTGGTATTTTTCTCTTTGTTTTTCTGTAGGGTATCGGGCGGGCCATATACGAACTTGGTATCCTCGTTCAGGTAATAATTCGTATAGACTCATTTCTGTTTGAGGAGTGCCTAAGTACAGTATGCGTCCCTCTGGTTTTAGTATAGCATCAAATTCCTTTACTGCTTCAGAGATCTTGTCTCTCATAGTTTGAGTAGCAGAGTTGTTAGGAATCTCTATATCATCAGCTACGATAAGATCAGCACGACTACCAGCTAACTGACCTGTGATACCTACAGACTTTACAGAAGGACTGTGGGAGGCTTTAGTCGGACCCACATCAAAAGATATTTTTGACATACGTTGCCCCTCCCTTGGACGGAGATGGGCAAGGAGAGGCATTTCGTTTATCAGCCGTTGCGTGAAAGTAGAAAAGTCATCCGCACGGATTTTACTGGCACTGACTACCAGTATCTTCTTTTGTGGGTCCAACAATAACGTGTGGCAACAATAGGCACTTGTAATATAACTCTTGCCTACACCACGGAAAGCTTCAATAACACTACGTTTAACATCAGATTGTATGTATGATGCCATATCATATTGAACTGGAGTAGGCTCTGGAAGGTTCAGATGCTTCCACACAACAAAAAGAAAGTTGCGGAAGTCTCTCAGTTCATCTGCTATCATAATCTTTTAACTCCGTCCGTTGTATGAATAACTATATACTTAATTCTGGATTAGGTCTTAACCCAAGTTCATTAATACAAACATCAGCTAACCTGCTATATTCGTCTTGCATGGGTTTACCTGACTTCTTCTGTATATCATCGTAGGTATATAGTTCTCTGGTTTTATCTAAGATACAATCACACACCATTCCATTGACCTGGGGTGACTGAGGACTCTTCATGTTGGCTCCTTGATAACACCCCATCCAGAGCATTCTAATCTGCTGTGTCGTAAAGGAACCCTTGGTTTTAATACCTAACGTAGTGTTGGGAAATAAAAGAGCCGCTATAAGGGCTGTATGAATTAATATATACTTTATCATTCTTTCTTTTTTATTTTCAATCCGTGCTTGACAGGCTTCTTTTTTATATATTTATTCATAATGCTTTGTACTTTCTTAATGTCAATAGACGGATCTTTAGGTTTTAAAGCTGTTAAAACTTTATTCTGCCTTGAAATATTTTCTATCTTAGGAGTTATCTGTTTTAACTTTTTAATATCATCTGGAGTTAAATCGTGCTGTTTTAATAGTGTACGTAATAAAGACACGCTATCCCCTTCCCTTAGTAAATATCTTCTTAACTATGCGTAACAGACTACGTTTTTTTACAGGTTTAGCAACGACAGGTTTTTTAGCACTGCTTATTTTGTCTCGTGCTAGTTTTATTTGTTTAGCGTATGCTGAACGAGCATCTCTAATTAAACCAGCAGCGTGTTTGTTTCTTTCCATATTAGCACCTTGACTTATATTTCTATAAGGGTTACTAACCAATCTATCCATAAAAGGATGTTTTCTAGCAACTGAAGGTTTGCTACTCGCAGGAAGAGAGGGGTTTATAACTTTTTTTCGTTCTGCTATATCAATATCGGTTTTGTCTACAGCTTCTTTAAAAGCAGGTTTGGCAACAGTATTTCTAAATTTACGTTTAGCTTCATCGTATTCAGCACTAAACTCTTCAAAAGTATTAGCGTTAAAAGTTTTAGTACGTAACTCAGCATGGTTTTCTATACTATGAGCTACTAAAGGAGTTTTCAAAAACTCTCTATATGCTCTACCTTTTGGTGTAATCTTGAGTGTCGTAGGAGCCACAGGCTTAACAGGAGTAACCTTTCCTGAAGAACCTATGTTACCTATAGTAGCTAAAGAACCAGCACCTACTATCTTTAAGAATGTCCTACGTTTCACAGGGTCCACTACTGACCTCCTCTTATTTCTATTAATTTCTTTTCTTTACAAACGCAAGGATCTTGGTTACACTCTTCGCATATATTGTCAACCATGTTACGTTCTCTCATACCCATTGATTGTTGATAACTAATTCTCTGTTCTCGTTGTTTAAGAGATTCTCGTTTCATCGTGTGTTGGAAAAGGTATAGCGTCAATCAAACTTTTAAATGGAGTATTGTCAACTGGAAGTGACTCAATGTTATTATCTTTGAGAAACTTTACGGCAACTGCAAGATCTGCTGGTTTAGCTTCACCACTCTTAATACGATCTAATAACTCTTGAGCTACTGCGGTATGGAGTGTGGATAGTGTTTCGTGTGTTGAAGACATGTTATTATATTTTAAAAAGGTGTTACTTCTCCTCTACGAAGTCTTGATTGATAATTTTCATAGGATTTTTTGTAATTCCTGTTACGACCCCAAGTATTTCCTCTGTTTATTCTGCTATTACTATTATACCATCTATCCATTGTTTCTCGGTTTTTCTTGGTAGGCGGGTGAACATTAGCCATTATTTTCATTTGCACATTTACAGGAACAGCCGAATCTATAATTTTACTAGCATGTTTTGCTTTAGGTATTTGAGCTTTTCGTTTGTGTCTTTTACCTCGGTGTTTTGCATACTGACGAGCCTCGTTATGAGTTTGTTTTAGCGTGTTGTACAGATTCTGTCCTTCTGTAAATGCTAAGTATCCTAAACTTGCTAAACCTCCTATTCGTAAGGCTCCTCGTGTAATCTTACTTAATGTTGAAGGAGGTTTCTCTAAAGCCATTGACGTTTTCATATTCTTTACAGGAATATTTGCTGTACGTCCTGTAACAGCCCTTGCATTTGCTATAGTTGTTCGACCTAGATTTGTTGTTTTAAGGACTTCTTTTGCTGAGTCTGCCAGCTTTCTTTTAGCTAGTCGTGCTCTACTGATTTTTAATTGTCGTCTACCTTCTTCCCACTGGTCACTCATGTAATCCTTCTTGGTATACAGTCTTTCCGTTATTTTTTACAGCAGTCATTGCTTTTTTTCTATTGCTTCCATCACGATTATATGATACATGAACCCATCCACTTGTAGGTTCACCAGCAGTGTAAAACTCCAGTATTAACTGGTCAAAGTCCAGATTGCTGTTAATCCATTTGGCTAACTCAAAGTTATCTACAGCAGGACATTCAATGTCTGCCGCCATACCCTGCACATGCTGACTTGAATCCGAACTTCCGATCTTGCGGTTTAACTCAAGTACACGTAGCCCAGAATTAATATCGACTCTACCATGTTCATCACGGATGGGTTGTAGTACACAATTACATAGTGCTGTAAGGTTTACTATTTGTTCAGTATTAGGGCTATTATCAATGTCATTACGCATTGCAGTTTGACTTTTGGTCAACTCTTTGAGACTAAAGTTTTTACTTAGTTTCATTTTTTAAAATTTAGATATAAATCTAGCTATTGGTTGAATAAAGGGTAAAAGAGTAATTGCCATAAACATATTAACACCTGTATGCACAAGTGCTATATGTCTTGTCGTACCTGTGGGTATTCCTTCAGATAACATTATACCAGCAAGCCAGATTGTACCCGTAGTACCTATGTTAGCACCTAATACAGCAGCTATAGCAGAGGGTAGTGGTAATGCACCACTGGCTACCAAACCTACGATAGCAGTAGTGCTGAGTGAACTAGATTGCCAAAGCAATGTACACACAATACCACCAAGGAACATCCAATAAGGATTACCCATGAAATACTGTAGGTGCTCAATGTTGCCCATTGATTTCATACCACCAGCAAACATTTTTAATCCTATGTAGAAGATTACTAAACCTCCTAATGTAGTTATAATAGGATTAAATGTTGTCATCACATGCACAGGGGTAACTATGACATTTTGGACAAAATGGTATTTTCTTTTCGTTATCCAAGAAAATCCTTTACAGACTTAAAACTATTTTCTGGCATTTCATCTACCACTGCATCAATCATTTTCATTTGGTCTTCACTAAGGTTATCTTCCATAACTTTAGCTACGTGTTCTTTAGCTAATGATTGTGCTTGGTCTACGACTAACGATTGGATTACATTAAGGAGTAACGCTGGAATCATCTTCTTCCTTTGGTTTATCAGGTTCAGGATTATGTGCTGGTTCGTCATGACTGACTTCAAACCAGTGTTTACCTAACATTCCGATGATCGGTAAGAATGCACCGAATGCTAAGTTAATAAGGTCTTTACTCGATTGTGCTAGTTCATCTGGTTTGTTCACCATAGTAAATACTAACCATCCGAATAGACCAAAGGCAAGTAACGATATAAGAA